TTAAAGAACAAACCCCCTTATTTCATGCTGCTAGTATTAAGTCTAAGGGTGATTATCCTGTAGCATGGCCTCATGACGGATTGCAGCACGATAAGGGGTCAGGGCAAACGCTGCGCGATATGTACGCAAAGCACGGCTTAAAGATGTTGCCTGACAGGGCTACGTTCGAGGACGGAAGCAATGGATTGGAGGCAGGAATTGCTCAAATGCTAGAGCGTATGCAGACTGGCCGTTTCAAAGTATTCAATCACTTGTCAGATTGGCGTGATGAATTCAGACAATACCACCGCAAGGATGGGTTAATAGTTAAATTGAACGACGATATTATGAGCGCAACGCGCTACGCGATGATGATGCTGCGACATGCATCAAGCAAAACAACCGCATTCGATTATAGGGCTTTTTATAACAGATGATAAAACTGAATGATGACACCGCAATTATCAAATACGCAAGCGAGTGCATAAGAAGGTTTACTAACGCCCCGAATACAAGGCAATGGCGCAATACGATATTAAAGAATGGTTATTTACTGGTTGCTAGTAGCCAGTGGGAAGAGAAAGAATATAACGAGCGCAAAGCGGATGGATTGCCAACGCTTACGATTAACCGGACTGCCCCTGTTATTGATGCAATTGCTGGCTTTGAAACGCAGAATCGCGCAGAGGTTACGTACTCACCACGCGCCAAGCAAGACGAACAAATAACGCAGATTATTGAGCTAGGTGTAAACTGCATTGAAGATAACTGCTACGCTGGCTTTCATGATTCTGAATCCTTTAAGGATATGTTAATTTGTGGTGTGGGTGGTACGAATACCTATATTTCATATGATGAAAATCCTGACGGTGATGCGCAGATGCGCCGTGTATTCCCCGGATACTTAGGATGGGAACCAACATCACGCGCAAAGAACATCCTTGATAGTAACTTTGTGTTTGAAGCAAAGCTGTTATCGCCTGAAAGATTTGCGGAAGAAGTTGGCGAAGAAAACGGCTCAATTTCTAACATGTCTATCCCTGAAAATGACTTCATAGAATTCTTTGGTGGGTATCGTTCGGCTGCTTATCAACGCCCTAGAATTATATTTGAGTTTCAGTGGCGGCAGAAAGAAACCTTCTACCGTGTACGCAATCCGTTCATGGGGCAGGAAAACAATCAGTTCGCTATGATTTACATGAACGAGGCGATGAATGATTATGGGATTGATCCGCAGCTTGATTCATTCTCAATGCGTCCGGCAATGTTCAATAAGCTCAAGAAGGACATTGAGGGCTTTGGTGGTCAATTAGAATACCAAAAGCACAAGAAGTTTGTGTATTATCGCGCTATCATTGGCGGCAACAAGGTTATATCTAAGTCAGAAAACTACACACAAGATGCATTTAGTATCCTGTTCATGACTGGTAAGTTTGACGAAGCAAACCAGTTTTACTATGGCGTATGTCGTTCATTGCAAGACCCGCAGCAGGTGTATAACCGCACAATCAGCAACCTGATGACGCATCAAGAAACCGCCGCGCTTGGTGGGTATGATATTGAAGAAGATGCGGTGCATGATCTGAATGCGTTTAGGGATACAGCGCGTAAGGCTCGATTCCTTACGGTGTTTAAGCCGGGTTCATTAGCTGCACAAAAAGCCCGTCCTAAACAATATGGCGGTTTACCTGAAAGCATACCTCAGGCATTTTCGATTAGTGATACATCGTTCATGTCTGTTTCAGGTGTGACAATGGACTTTATGGGGATGTCTGATAGCGCACCACAGCAGGCTGCGACTTTATACGAAGCCAAAGTGCGTCAAGGGATGACTATCCTTGCGCCATACTTTGATGCCAAACGCTTTAAGATGCAAAAGCAGGGTAAGCTGTACATATCATTGCTTGGTATCTTGCTTGAGAATAACCCATATTTTGCTACCCGCTTCTTGCCTAAAGACGCACAAATTAATATTCAATCATTAGTGGATGGTATCGCTGCTGAGTATGACGTACAGGTAGAGCAGTCACCACAGACGCAGAATGAGCGTCAGAAGATATTTGAGAAGTTCCTCGACCTCGCAGCTAAAGACCCTAAATTCATTGGCCTTGCTTTAGAATACGCGCCGTTCAATAAAGAGCAGCTTGACCAAGCGCGCCAATTAATGATGCCTCCTCCCCCTCCACAGCCTGACCCTATGACGCAGCGGTTACTGGCAGCGGAAGCATCAAGCAAAGAAGCAAGCGCGGCGAAACAATTGGCCGATGCTGACAAGACTAAAGCTGAAACGATGGAAAAACTGAAAGCCATTCAAACGCCGGAAGTTGCAGAAACTCAGGCAGACCGCATGAAGCTTGCGGAAATGCTTGGCAATATTGAGCTTAAAGAGCGCGAAATGGATAATAAAGAAGCGCAGATGCTATCTGATAATGCGTTCCGTAACCGAGAAATGAACGCACGCGAAAAAGAACTAGCAATTAAAGAGGCTAATTCAGAAATTGAACGTGAGAAAACACGCATTGAAGCGGCTAGAATGTTAGCGGATGCAATGGCACCTAAAACCGCATTTGGAACTGCCCCTGTATCTCCTGAAGATGTTGGCATGATTCAGGAAGTATTGACGGGTAAGACTGTTAAGAAGGTCACGCAAGAAGATATGAAGCCAGTGCTGGAAGGTTTGGCAAAGCTGCTTGAATCTACGCAGTCAGATAGCTCAAAGCGCATTGAATCGCTTGAAAGCACCATCAAAGAGTTGCGCAACAAGCCTGAGCCTAAGCTTAAGGAGCGCGATGATGCGCCAATGTTTGCCGCAATCACCAGTATTGCAGGGAGTGTGGGTAAACTAGCTGATTCACAGAATAAAATTGTAGATAAGCTCAAAGAGATTTCACAACCACAAGTCATCATTCAAAAGCAGGAAGTCAAAGAAAAACCTGAAAAAGAAGATGATGATGAAATTGAATACGAGATTGAAAAAATCAAAGACCCTCTCACAGGTGAACTCAAGGGCATGAAGAAAACCAGAAAGAGAAAGGGATGATAAATGGCATTATACCATGCGTTTACCAATAACATCCCCAATGCTACTGGTACGCTCACGGTATGGAATGGCGCGACAACAGCAACTGTTGCGGCAACCGATATTGTCAGGCCAACAGATTGGAACAGCCAGCACATTCAGCAGGTAACGCTATCTGGCCACGTAGCTGGTAACAGCACGCTATCCGGCACGAACATTATTTATGAGGGTGGTCATAACATTACATTATCTGGCACCAGCAACACGATTATATTCAGCGTTCACGGCGGCGGCGGCGGTGGCGGTGGTGATGGTGGCAATGTTCTAGCCGCTGGCACTCAGACAGCCAACACAACTGGCACAGTGCTGTTTAGCAATGCCAATAATGTCACGTTCGGGATGAACAACTCCAGTGTGATGACTGCATCGGCGAGCTTTCCGGCGCAGTCTGTGCAACCAGCGATTCAATCAATCAGTGGTGGTACAACCCGCATTACCACTGGTGAGGTGGTTTTTAGCAACTCCAACGGCATGAGCTTTGGGGTAAATGGAAATACCATCACAGGCTCGCACAATGGAATCACTAGTCAATCCGTACAGACACAAAATCTCGTATCGGTACTTGGCAGCACAGGCAATATCAGCTTTGCCAACTCTAACGGCATTACGTTTGGTGGCAATGCTTCTACTGTAACTGCAAGCCATAACGGACTAACGTCGCAAAGCAACCAAGCATTAAGCGCATCAAACGGAAGTTTTACGTTTCAGACGCTAAATTTTAGTAATGCCAACAACGTGACATTTGGCACAAGTGCCGGTGGCATTATGACTGCATCGGTCAATGCTCAGTCAGTGCAAACGCAGAATTTAGTATCCGTGCAAGGAAGCACTGGGAACATATCGTTTAGTAATTCAAACGGTGTAACTTTCGGATTTAACGCATCGACTATCACTGCTTCGCATAATGGTTTAACAAGCCAAAGCAATCAGGCTTTTAGCGCATCGGGCGGCTCAAGTGCGTTTCAGACATTAAACTTTGCTAACAGCAACGGGTTAACCTTTAGCAATAGCAACGGCTCAGTAGTAGCAAGCTACACCGTACCGACGCAAACAAATCAAACCATTGGTGGCTACGCGGTAGGTAACACTACAGGTGCAAGTTCGAGCTCTACCGTTGACGCCCGTAGCTTCTCCATACAAGGGGCGGGGGCGGCATCGGTGGGCTTTACCAATGGCTCGTGGGTGGTATCGGCTCCAAACGCAGCGGCAGGCAATGTGACATTCAGCGCTGGTACAACGAGCAATGGGCTTGCTAACGTAGTATTTAGCAACTCAAACAACGTGTCATTTGGATTGAACGGCTCTACCATTACGGCAAGCGCAGGGGGTGGTGGTGCAGGAGCAACGCAATCAACCTTCTGGTATCCGCAAGACAGGCTAATCACGGCTATTTCTGCCCCTGTGAATGGTTCAATGTCAGTACAGTTATTACTTGCTGATGCAAACTATTCAGCCACTAGAATGGGAATCTTGGCGTCAATGTCGCCAATTTCTAGTGCTGATAACCGGACATTTAGCTTTGTGTATTCGCATTGGTGCGGGATTTATACGAATAATGCAGGCACGTTATCAAGTGTTTCTAGTGCATCAATCGCTACTACGCTTGGAACTTGGTCGTCAAATGCCACAAACAGCGCGAACTCCAAGCGTATACTGACAATGCCGTTCAATGTGAATTTAACAGAGGGATTGTACTACATAGCTAACATATTATCATTCCGCGCTATCTCTACTTCAACCAGCTCTCAAACGGTTGCAGCTATGAACATGACGCTGGACGGTGGTGCGTTCCTTACGCAGAATAACTATGCACTTATGGGTGTGGGAACTAATGCTACTGTCAACGAGTTCTTTACTGGGCAGGGCATTTACTTAACTACGACAAGCGCCGTTCCTGCGACGATTAACCTAACCGGAATGGCTGCAACCGGAACTAACCCCGCAAGGGCTAATATTGCATTAATGTTTAGAGCATAGGAGATTTATGGCTAGAGCAACTATCGTACAAACTATCAAACGCAGTGATGAAACTGCAGACCCTAATGTTGTTTCGGCTATTTACACAGGCCTTGCAATGTGGAATAACGAATTAGGTCAGCCGATTCAGGAAGATATTGAGTTCAATGTGATGTTTAATTTGAACGCAACTGCAGACCAGATTGAAGTCGCAATCCGTAACGCTGCTAAGAAACGCTCGGAAGAAGTAAGCGGCCAGACTTGGCAGAATAACGATATTTACCAACCAAACATCCGCAGGGGTTAATGGAACCGCAAATTATATCAGACTATGCAATGGGTCGACATAATATCGACCTGAATAAAACCATAAGCCGCCTTGATAAAGAATGTGCTTATAAAGACCTGTCATGCGTGATGATAGTGCCGGGATTTGGTACAGTACCAACGATGGTAGTCGCATCATGGTTATCACTATATGCTCCGCCTAATCAGAAGTTTTGCCGCTTGTTTCCTATTGGTATGGAAGTGGGTGACGCTTACAGTAAGTGCATTGAATCTATCCTTGCGCATCCTGATTTAGGCAAGTGGAAGTACATTGTGACGATGGAGCATGACAACACCCCGCAACCTGACGGGCTTGTAAGATTACTCGCTCAAATGGAAGCGCACCCAGAATATGCTTGCATAGGCGGCCTATATTATACGAAGGGTTTTGCCGGACAACCTCAGATATGGGGCGACCCTAAAGACCCTGTTATGAATTTTAGACCGCAAACGCCTATTCCTAACACGCTGCAAGAGTGCAACGGAACTGGAATGGGGTTTAATGTATTTCGCATGGATATGTTTAGAGATGATAAACTTCGCAAGCCTTGGTTTAAAACCTGCGCAAGTCAAACCGATGGTATTTTTACACAGGACTTATATTTTTGGATGGATGCTAGAAAACACGGATACAGGTGCGCTATAGATACATCAGTGTTAGTCGGGCACTTTGATTCAACCACGGGGGAAAATTGGTAATATGAAATTAGACCTAGGCGCAGGAAAGAACAAAAAAGAAGGTTTTATAGGTGTGGATTCAATCGCGTTTGAAGGTGTGGATATTGTTCACGACCTCACGCAAACACCTTGGCCTTTTGAAGATAATTCTGTTGATGAAATACACGCTTCGCACTTTGTAGAGCATCTCACAGCACCACAGCGTATTGCGTTTGTAAATGAGTGTTATCGTATTCTTAAAGATGGTGCTAAATGTACGATTATCACCCCACACTGGGCATCTACCCGCGCTTATGGTGACTTAACCCACCAATGGCCGCCTGTATGTGAAATGTGGTATTACTATTTAAACAAAGAGTGGAGAGCGATTAACGCACCTCACAATCAAGATTATCAATGCAATTTTGATGCATCATGGGGTTACTCAATGCACCCTGAGCTTTTGACGCGCACTCCCGAACATCAAACTCGCGCACTAGCGTTTTACAAAGAAGCGGCGCAGGATTTACACGCAACTATTATTAAAAAGAAACCTGAATGACAACGGCCTTTCAGCCCAACGCGCTACAGCCTAATGCGTTTCAGATTGACCCGCCAATACCAAGCACACCACCTGCGATTGCGTCAATAGTAAATCGCTATGGCCGCGTACCACAGGCTCGCAAGTTAGGAATACCAAACTATATCTATATGATGGAAAAAAACCGCTTGGATGAGGAAGAAATGCTCATTCTTGCTACATTAGACGATTAAAGGAGAAAACAATGGCAGTATCTAGCTTTATATCAATAAACTACCCAATTTATCCGCGTCCTGAATATGTAAACGCAGTTGCTATGGCTACTGCCACAGCAGAAAACATACCTGTACCAGCAGGAGCAACACACGTTTTAATAAGTGGGTCAGGAAATTTCCTTGTAAATTTCTTTGGTACGGCATCCTCTCCGGGCGACACAACGGATGGCACGGCTTCATTCTATTGTGCAACACAAAAAGAATATTGGTTCTCTCTTGAACCAAGAACAGACGGAACACCCATAGCAAACATTAGTGTGATTCCCGTTACTAGTGCAACTGTCACGGCGGCTTTTTACAAAAAGAACTGATTTTAACAACAAAAGAGGATTTGAATGACTGAAACCACTGGTTTTCTGAAACCCGCAGATATTCGCGCTAAAGCGGATGCTGCATTTAACCAGCCCAAAGTAGAGGCATCTGAACAGCCACAACCTGTTAACGATGCACCGCAGGAAATTGCACAAGAACAGGTTACAGAAGCCCCTCAAGATGGTGAGGTTGAACAACCAATTGAACAGGCAGCGCAGCCTAAGCCTAAAACGCCATACATCCCCAAGCCCCGCGTGGATGAGATGGTGCAGAAAGCGCGAGAAGAAGGTGCTTTGACAGCTAAGCAGGAAGCCGAACAGTTGCGCCAACAAAACCTAGCAATGGCGCAGTATATTCAGCAGAATATGCAAAAAGCAGCACCTAAAAGCGAACCTGAAATTGACACTAGCAAGTATCTTGATGATGAGCTTGCTAAGGAAGTGTTTGCAATCAAGAAAGAAAACGAGCAGCTACGCAATCAGTTAGGCCAGATTGTTCAAACCACTAGCGCAGATAAGACTTTTGGTCGTATGGAACAAATCGAAACCGCATTTGCAGCGCAGAATCCTGATTACTCACAGGCCGTTCAGCATGTGATTGCATTGTATCCAAGTCAGGATATGGGTGCAAAAACGGTATGGGATATTGCAACGACAGCATTGAAAGAGAATAAAAACCCCGCCGCAGAGCTTTATGCTTTTGCAAAGAAAGCGGGATTTGCTGCTAAGCCAGCAGTTATAAAGAATTCACCTAATCTTGCAGCGATTAACCGCAATGCGGATAAAGCGAGAAGCATAGGTGATATATCGTCGGACGTACCAACCACAGACGCACCAGCTTATGATTATAAAAAGCTGGTAGGCCGTCAAGGTTTGAGCGACCCGAAAAAGATACGCGAACTTGCTACTAAAATTGGCAATCGCGCAGGCAACCTCGTCTAATCCACGACACGGATTTATTGCCTTTTAATACACCGTTAGTCCACGACACGGACATTTCGCACGCACAGCGCGATAGCTGGCACTTCACACCTTTCATCAACAATCTAGCAAATAGGGGATTCCTATGGCTTCCACACAATTTCTAACGGGCGATCCGCAGACAGTTAAGGTCTGGGCTGATTCGCTCTACTATGACGCAGTCAGCGACAAGACGCTGGTGGGTCAACTTATTTCTAACGGTATTCTGGTTAACAAAGAAGAACTTAACAAAGGCGCGGGCGATCAGATTAAGATTGACCTTGCTGGCCGTATTATCAGCAAAGGCTCTATCGGTATGCAGCCTGTCACTGGTAACGAAGTTGCGCTCTCTTTCTATCAGGACACCATCGACATCAACGGGCTTCGTATTGCGGTGAATATACCTAATACCGGGACCATTGATGCACAGCGTGTTAAGTTTGACCTTCCAGATACAAGCTATGAAATGCTGCGTAACTGGTATTCAGACCGCATGACGCTTTCCGCCATGAACCAGCTTGCAGGCTACACTGCAACATCTATTTCTTGGGATGGGCTGACCTATACTGGAACTGACCGTATAGAGTTGACTGGTATGCAGACCGCCGTTGCACCGACTGGTACTAACCGTATCATTCGTGCAAATGGCCTTGCAACTGACCAAGCAGTAGCAGCAGATGCAACTGCAACCTTCAAACTGTCGCTAATTGACGATGCTGTATCGGCTGCAAATAAAAACCAGCCAACGGGTCGTTATATTGGACAGCTTGCAGGTGGTAACATCAAGTATCATTGCTACGTGCATGTTGACCAGTTCAAGCAGATTGTTCAGGACACCACCGCGCCTCAGCAGTTCCGCGAGATCATGCTTGCTAAAATCGCAAGCGGTCAGACGAACGCTGCATTGATTGGTCAGTCGCTTGAATACAATCAGACCTTGATTGTCGCAACCGACAAGATTCCAAACGGTGTAAACTCAGGCACTTCCGCAGCAGAAGCAAACGCACGCCGCGCCGTATTTACGGGCCGTGACGCTGGTTCTATTGCGTTTGGTATGGGTTATTCGGCTGGTGGCGAAACTACTCCGGGCTTCTCGTTCTATGAGGATATTCTGGATGGTGGTGCTTACCGTCAAATCACTGCTTCGTGTGTGCATGGTATTAAAAAGCACACGTTTAACAGTGTGGACAATGGCACTATCGTTTTAACCACTTACGTTGCTTAAGGAGATAGTCACATGCCTAATTTTAATGGAACCGCACTTGCTCCAGCACCTTTTGTTGCTGGCACAGTGCAAAGCGTAGTTGGTTCGGTCACTTGGGGTTCCACCCTAGCGTCTGCTGATACGTTTACTTTCACTAACTTACTGCCTGCAAACCCAGTAGAGCCTATTGCGGTTTCTATATGGGGTTCTGAGCCAGACACTAACGCATCGCCAACCGCAACGCTTGTTTTTGGTAACTCAGATTCCGCAAACGGTTATCTGACTTCTAAAACAGCAGGCGGCGCAGTGCAGCAGTATAGAGTAGATGGTGATGGTGCATTGCTTGGAACGCTCGTTTCAAACCGTACTCTCATTGGTTTGCTTGGTGGCACAATGGGTACTGGCTCGGCAGCAGGCACGCTGTACGTCAAAGTTGACTACGTTTGCCAGAATCACCAGTAAGGAGTAATTTGAATGGCGACTTTAGGGCAAATGAAAACCCGCTTATTAGCGGAAATCAATCGTTCGTCAGCGGCGGATATAACCGCCGTTACGAATGCCCTATTGTCTGCCATTCGATATTATCAGGGGAGGCCTTTCTGGTTCTTGGAGGTATCCAGCACTTTAACAGTGACGGATAACACAAGCGATGTAAGCCTCCCCGCTAATTTTCAGCAGCTTGTCTGCTTGCGTAACGCTTACAATGGTACGGATTATGGTGATGGTTACGGCTTCGATGAGGTTACATTTCGTGAGTTGCAAAACGTCTGGAAACAAGTGGCACCCACGCAAAGACAATTCAGCAAATGGGCATTGTTTGGTACTAAGATTTATACGGACTCCCTCGCCAACGGTGCGCAAACCCTCAAGATAGATTACATTAAAGGCGATACCACGCTACCAAGCGGCGATAGCGACACTTCTGTAATGTTTGAAGAGGCGCAGGACATGATTCGCTACCGCTCGCTAATCATGCTGTATCAGGATTATCTGCACGATACGGATAGCCCTATGGTGGATAGATATCAGCAAGAAGTTATACGCTGGGAAAACAATTTAACCAGCCGTAGCAATACCCGCATGCAAACGATGAGAATAATGTGACCACAGCAACCAAGCGCATTCCGATACCTATCATTGGGCAGTGTCAGCCTAATAGTTCATGGTCTGTAGATAATAGCGGCATTGATTACCTTGGAAACAGCACCAGCGCATACGGATTTGAAGGCAATAAAGTCCTGAATATGGATAAATGCTTTGTTCGTGCGGGTAAAATATATAGTTCGTTTGGATTCGTACAGCTTTATACAGGATTCACAGGCGTTCCATCCACGCAAATGCTGTATCAATATAATGCAACGTCATTTCGGTTAATGACCGGAACTAACACAAGATTATATGCGGATAATATAAACATCACACCGCTACAAACCAGCACCACTGCAATTGCAAACAGTATAGATACGACAAACGGGCTTGCCACGATTGTTGTGGATGCAGTGGCTCACGGGCAGGCGGTAGGTGACCGTGTAAAAATAAACGGATCAACGGACGTTGGCGGTATTCTGGCTGCAAACATCAACAAAGAACATATCATCACGGCTATTACGACTGACACTTTCACGGTGAACACCGGAACGAATGCGACATCGACCGTATCAAATGGCGGTGGCGGAGCGATAACGTATCAAAAACAGATAGCGGCTGGAACTGCTATGGGTGTGATTGATGCTAGAATATGGTCAATGGATACGTTTGGAAACCTGCTTATTCTAACGCCCGGTAATCAAACGGGTGTATATAAATGGGATGGGGACACAGCAATAGCACCAACGGCATTAACTAACGCACCAACCGCAGTTGATTATGTATTTGTACATAATAATATTATTTGCACACTTGGCGCAGGTGGGCAGCGCAACCGATTCAAAACTTGCTCGCGTGGCAATGAAACGCTTTGGGATGTGACCGCAACAGGTTCAACCGCGTATGAAGATGACATAGAGGGTGCAAGTCGCCTGATTAGTGGAATATCCGGCGATGGGTTTGCTTTGGTATGGTCGCTGAATAAATGTTACCGACTGGACTATAAAGGCACCCCCGATATATGGGGAGAGCCTGAGACAATCATGCAGGCCGATGGTATTGCATCCCCTATGGCTCGATGCTCTATTGAAAACGTCATATACTGGTCAGGCATCAATAACTGGTACGCCTATGACGGGTCTGCAATTATTCCACTACCCACGGATGATTTCATGCAGCAAATGGCATCCGTTCCAATTAGAACATACAGGTTCTTTGTTAGCCTGATTCCTATGCCAATGCTCGATCAGGTTTGGTTTATGTATTCCAACGCTGGAACCGCAATAAGTAGAGTGGCAATATTTAATTACAAAGAAGCACAGTTTGCATTTTCTCGTTATGAGTTCAGCGCAGGTCTAAATCCTTATGCTTCCACTCAAACGGGAGTGCGTGGGTATTTTGCGCATAGCTCTAATGGCCGCGTCTATCAAATCAATGCAACACAATTAGACTCGGCAGCCGCAAACAATACATTGATTTATCAAACCCCCTTTAATGCGGTGGGTGATGGTGATTTCAATATGGAAATTGAAGGGTTAGAGCTTCACACAAATCGCGCTTTTGATTCTGAATTAACCATTAAGTTAATAACCACAGACACATATACACCAACGACATCTAGCGGAAACTTCACCACCACCACTTATACAGGCGATGATGTGGTTAATAATTACTTAGAAGTGAAGAAAACAGCGCGTTATCGTTCATGGCGTTTTGAGTATGACTTAATTAACGGTGCGTCACAGTACGATGATGTTTTTATATCTAAACTCGTTGAACATGTACGCAAGGCAACTGAACGATGAGAAACCTCCCTCGACTTAGTGGCAACACCATAGAAGCGGTGATTGCATGGGTTAAGGGTGTTCAGGGCGAAAGGCTTGGTGACGTTGCGGAAGTCAACCAGCTTGTAAAGCAGGCGGGGTTTTTTAGGCAGCTACAAAGCTTTATTACATCCGTTGGCAATATTGGCGGTGGTGAGGATGATTTAATTTCCTACACACTAGCCCCTGCGACATTTACGGCATCCGGTCAGTACTACGAATTAGAAGGCGTAATCACGACAGCCGCTAATGCCAATAACAAGCGGTTACGTGTTAAGTTTGGCGCAACGACTATTTACGACTCCGGCGCGGTCGCTTCTAATAATGAAACAATAGCGTTTAAATTCCGCGTGGTTCGCACTGGCACAAGTACACAAATCAGCACACTAACAATAACCAGTGCATCAACGCTGATTCCTACACGCGCAGTTTACACCGCAACAACAGAAAATGAGCAGGCCGCCATAGTGTTTAAATGCACAGGCGAGGCTACAGCCGATAACGACATCGTGCAGCGTATGCTCACGGTAAAATGGTTTGATTCATTAATTTAACAAGAGGTTTATATGCTTGGAAGCATCCTAAGCGCAGGAGCGTCACTTATTGGCGGCCTTGCGGGTGGTAAAAAGTCTGGCACCGGAACGCAATTAACGCCGTTTCAATCATTGCCTAGCGAGGTGCAGGATACGTATTTAAATACATTCCTGCCTGACGTGCAGGCTAACTACGCCAAGGAGTTCAACCCCTTTCCCATGAAGCGCGTGGCAAACCCAATGGATGACCCATTTGGAAACACAGCCGCTTACGAATGGCAACAGTACAGTGACCAGATGGGCGGTTTGTTTTCCCCGTTTGGCTTACAGGAAGAGAAAAAACCAGAAGCTACAAACCCAGATGAAATCCCTGCAAGCATCAAGGATGTGCTTAACACGATATTGATGAGTCAGCTTAAACAATCTGGTGCAAATGACTGGATGGGACGCGTGCGCAATGTCAATGACAGCCCGCAAGATGATTATAATAGAGAGCTAAACGCCATTATTCAGACGCACTCAAACTTTGGTGCTGCTGATGATGTAATGAAGGCCTTAGACCTCCCTAAGCTCATGGCTGCAAAACCTAGTGAATATAGCAGTAATTTAGAAAAGGCCTCCAAAACCGCATCTGAGGCAATGCGTAAATATCTTCTAAGTGTGAGGTAATCAATGTATTGGACACAGCAAAACGGCCAATGGGTTCCGGGGAACGCCTCAAACTGGCAGGCAATGGGGGATGCACCACCCGTCGCAACGGTAACGCCAACATATAGCGCACCATCTACCCCATCTTATTCCACCCCTGTTCCAGAACAAAAGCGCGCAACCGACCAGCCAGTTATGGTCAATCCCGGTGCTCCACCACAGATAGGCTTGCAAGATAACTGGGGGCCAAATATATTTTCGCAAAGCAACCCTCCCCCAAGCTATTCAACGCCTATTGCACAGGCTGGTGCTGCTGTAGCCCCGCCTGCACCCGCCAGTCAGCCGCAATCTTTATGGAATGTTCAAAGCGCAACAGAGATAGGTCGTAAACTTGGATTGCTTGGCGCAAATGAAATAGCGCAAGGCGGTTTGTTAAATACCCGCGTGCAGGCATCCGACCCTAAAATGCAAGAAATGTTTAATAAAATTGCTCTATCTATGCAACAAGGACAGCAGCCAGACTGGTCTACAATTGGCCTTGGCGGGGTTATGCCTATTGGACAAGAACCTCTTAATCCTTGGGAAAAAGAGGGCCTTTCTGCATTAGCTCAGGGTACAACCGCACAAAATGAATTACTGCAAAAAGCGAATGATTTATACGCACAGATTAGCCAGCAGCTAAACAAAGCGTCTACGCCAATGTCTGATAGCGATTTTAACGCTTTGCTTGCAAGGTATCAAAATCCCTATCAACAGCAGGTGGTTAATCAGTCTATTGAATCCATCCGCCGCGATGCAGACAATGCACGCGCAAGGCTAATGGCTGGTTCGGCTGCGTTTGGTAGTAGCTCGCAAGACAGGCAATTATCCGAACTTGAACGCAGCACGCAGGATGCAGTAGCACGCGCAACATCTGGATTAAATTATGAAGGATTCAATAATCTGGTAAGCACTATTGAAAACCGTCAAAACTCAGACCGCAGCGGCGCGTTACAAGCGGCAAGCACTGGATTAGGTGCGGCTTCTGGCATTGCGAATTTAGGACAAACATTACGCGAAAACACTATTGCGGATATTATGTCTAAGATTGGCGCGGGTGGGTATGTACGCGATTACAACCAGCAGCTTGCAGATAAAATTAGTGGTGAATATGGCCGTAAAGAGGGGTATGATAGCCAAAAATTGCAGGAGCTTATGTCTTTGCTTAGCGCGTTTAAAGAAGGTCAAACGACCATTCCAGCGGAACCAAACAGCGCAAGCAATTGGGCAGATAAATTAGGGGCTTTAGGTGGTGGGCTTAACTCATTAGCGGGGTTGTTAAAATAATGGCAAGCATAGCAGAAATCATGCAAGGATTTGCACAAGGCGTAAATAGCTACGGGCAAAACGACCCTTATTTTATGGTGCGTCAATCGCAGCGTATGGGTGAGCCTATTAATCTAGCGCAAGCACAGCAAATGCTTAGCCAACGCCAAGAGCAACAGCAACAAGCCGCGCTTCAACAGGCATTACCACAAATTGCAGGCTCTATTGATTACACCGACCCTAACAAAGCACTTGCACAGCTTGTTTCAATGGGGATTGACCAAAGCCTTGCAATTGCGATGGTTAAGAATGCAATGGAGCAACAGAAATCACAAGCGCAAACGCAAATGATGCAAGGCGTTATGGGTGATTCCGGCGGTGGCGCAACACTTGATAAACTCAAACAGTTACCCGATGAGAAACTGCGTATTTTAGCAAACATGGATTCTCCGTTAGCGCCAGCAGCAAAGGCAATCCTTGACCAAAAAGAGGCCGACCTAAAAGTCGCTAATCAGGAAGGATTAAAAGACGATAGAGCATTAATTAGAGAGGAAAGAAAACAACTCACCCTTGATAAGGACGTTCAAAACTTTGCTAAGCGATTAGACGATTCTGGCATGAACGATTTAATGTCTAGTGTGCAAATGTTTAATAATCAAGTGGCTGGTCTTAAGGATTTACCCGGATATGGTCAAACCTACGGACTACCTGATTTTATGGTAAGTGAAGAGGGTAAGGGATTACGTCAAACCGTTGCGGCAATTAGAAATAATATATTGAAGGCGCGAAGCGGTGGCGCAGTAACTCCACAAGAAGCAGAAAGATTTTTAAGCGAGCTTGGTGAGGGTTATCTTAAAGGCGATACCCAGTTATTGCGAGGTGTTGGTAATCTTGAAACAACCCTCAAACAAAAAGTGCAAAACATCCGCGCAGGGTTTGGCGATGATGTTGTTTCAGAATACACTAAGCGAGGCGGTAAGCTGCTTGGCGAGCCAAACGCAACAGACCTTGACGCGCAAGCATTGCAAATGGGTGTATCTCAAGATGAGCTAATGGAATATAAACGCATGAAGGGGTTAAAATAATGCCTTTAAGCCCTGAAAAAATAGCATTACTTGATAATTTATACGGAGTTCAGGCACCTTCACCACCGCCCCCTGCACCATTTACGCCACCCGCTTCAACAATGACACCAATTGGAAAAATAGAAGAGGGCAGTTTTCTAAGCGATGTTGATCGCGCATTAGGGCGTGCGACGAGAATGGGTGTGACGGGAGTGGCAAGTATACTTGATTTGCCAAACATGGTTATGCAGGGCGGTGCTGATATAACATACAGCGGGGGGCGTGCTATTGCTAATGCGCTTGGTGCTGATTTACCACCGCGCCAAGACATAAACCAAACCCTTCCCATGCCTTCGCGTACTGCTGAAAGATTGTTTGATTACGTCACAAAAGGACAATACACACCGCGTAATAAGCTAGAAAAAGCCGTTGACACAGGCGGTCAGTTTCTTGCTTCCGGTGGTGGATATGCAAAAGCGGCTAACATACTACCAGAAATAGCAGCTCTTGCCCCTAGAACTGCAACACAGCTTGCAGGGTTTGGAACGGCTGGATTAGGGCTTGAAGCTGGCAAAGAGATGTTCCCTGACAATCCAGTTGCACAGCTTGGCATGGGCCTATTAGGCGGAATCACACCAGAGGCCACTGTTTCAGTAGCTAGAAACGCGCCTCGCGTAGCACAAAACTTAATGAGCATGGCAACCGGAGTAAATCCGCAAAAGCTGCAATCCTTTGTTGAAGCAGGGATAACACCTAGGCTTGGCGATGTGACGGACACAAACGTCATGAAATCCACGCAAAATGTATTAAAGGAAGTGCCGCTATCATCCGGCGTGATTGTTAAGTCAGAGGAAAACGCGCTGAAACAAGCAACCAATATTTTAAACGATGCGGGATTATCTAACGCTAAGAGCGCAGCACAGGCCGGACAGACCGTAAGCGAGGGGCTTGGTAACTATGTCGCAAAAGGCAAGGAAGTAATTGGCAAGCTATACGATAATTTTGATAAGTTTGTCCCAAAAGATACCCTAGTTGAATCGCGTCCTATTGGGTTTGCCATATCTGAAATAGCTAAAAAGCCTACACCAGAATTGCAATCTATATTTAACAAATCGGAGGCGGGTCGCTTGGTTGGTAATATGATGCGCGATCTAAACTCAGGAAACGGCAAACTTCCCTATGAAGCAATTAAAAACTACCGCACTTTGATAGGAAACAACCTGCAAGATGTAACGATGCTAAAAACAGCAGATAAAGCGGTTTATTCACGCTTATACGGTGCATTGTCTGAAACCATGAAACAAGAAGCGGCAACACGCGGAAAAAGTGCGTTAGATGCGTTTAATCGCGCAAACGCAGTAAACAAAGGTTTTATTGAAAAGGTTGAAAAGCAAATTGACCCATTGATGCGCCGCGATGATGTGCAAGAGCTGTTTAATAAGGTTCTTACAAACTCCAAAATAGGCGGTAAAGCACAAAACGTCATGGGAATGCTCAAACCACAAGACCGTGAAATAGTGCGCGGTTCTCTTATAAAACAAATGGGAGATGATGCTGTAAACGAGTTTGACCCTATACGTTTTGCAACAAAGTACAAAGGGTTAGAGCCAGAAGCGCGTGCAGCTTTAAAATCTGGCCTCAAGCCTGAAACTGCTAAACAGTTTGATGCTGCGATTGATTCGCTTATGCTCATGCGCGACACCAGAAACACTACAAATGCAAGCCGTTCTCTTTACGGTGGATTATCCGCATTATCAGGCGTTGGTGCATGGTTTGACCCTATTAGCACAAGCGGGATTTTAGGGCTTGGCAACGTAACCGCTAGACTTTTCACCAATGACAAGTTTATCAAATGGCTTGCTTATGCACCTAAGGGGCTTGCGAAAAACCCTGTAAAATACATGCAGAAACTAAATGTTATTGCACCTCAAATAGAGCGCAAGCCTAATATGGGCGCACCAAAAGCGATAGAGGTGAAACCAATGGCCCCTGTAGCACTTACACCAGAAAAGATAAAGATTTTGGACGATTTGTATTTTAACAACAAAGGTGCAAACGATGCGAATTCTATTCCTGATAGCCCTACTACTCCCTTTCAAATCAATCAAGGAGAGGAAAACATGACACCACAAATGGAAACCACCATACGCAAAGCTGAGGGTGAACGGTTTAAGGTTTATAAAGACACCGTTGGCAAGCGTACCGTTGGTGTTGGCTTCAATATGGATAGTCCTAATGCGCGTAAGGTGTGGGAAACGGCTGGCATCAAGACCAGTTTTGATGATGTGCTAAATGGTAAAACTCCAATTACAAAAGCGGATTCAGATGCGTTACTTCGTGTCACGATGGAAACGGCTGAGAAAGATGCGCGCAAGTTAGTTCCAAACTTCGATACACACCCTGAAAACGTGCAAAGCGCAATTATTGAAATGTCATTCCAGCTTGGTAAGCCAACGCTATCACAATTCAAGCGTACCCTAAACGCTATCAAAAAAGGGCAGTATGAACTTGCTGCTAAGTTTTTGAAGCAATCCAAATACGCCACGCAGACACCTAATCGCGTGAACCGTATAGCATCAACTTTAACCGCTTAATAAAGGATTAATTATGTCACAATATAAACGAGCTATCTCTCAAGGTACTTTTACTGCTAATGGCGCGACCAGCGTTGTTATTTCTGATAAAAATTTTAACAGCACACAAACCGGTATTGATTTTTCAATGCGCACCGTTGGTGGTACTCCTGCTGGCCATCCTTATGTATTTGCATTTACGAACGGTACAAGTGTTACGGTAAGGGCTGTCGCAGGTGATACGTCTGTTTACAACTATGTAATTTACGCATTTAATTAATAGGTGCGAACATGCCTGAGTCTGAAAAAGTCGTTTCAATAGTCAAGCAAGAACTAGAAAACGCCCTATCTATTGCCGACTTACGCGGCGATATTAAAGTAGTGAAATCTGAACTTGATGGTGTTAGGGAGCAACAGAAATCCCACCACACATCAACACAGGAATCATTCAAAGATTTAGGCGTTAAAATAGACGATCTAACCGCCGTTATGAACAAGGGCAAGGGGGCTTTTGCCGTTGCTCTAATGGCGGCTGGAACGGTTGGAGCGTTAATCAGTAAGGTGCTTGGCTATTTGTTTACCAAAACCATTAACTAACGAGGATATTATGGAAAACGTATTTGAAATTGTCGGAGCCGTTACGATGATTCTTACCGGACTCTACACACTATCGCTGATTATTCCCGGCGATCAGCCAGACAAAACATTAGAAAAGATTCTTGATTTCACCAAGCGATTCAGCAGGAAGTAGTATGGAATGGGCTGTAGCAGGTGCGATTATTTCCGCACTAATTGGCTGGGTAGGGTGGATTCTTACCCGCGATTATAGGGAGTATCGCCGCCTTGAAGATGAAAAGCTAAATGATTTTATCAACGCAGAAAAGGCGCGTCAAAATGAAGCCAAGGAATATGCTGCTCCTCGTGGTAGCGTCAATGACATCATTGATAAGCTGTAGCCCATCGCCAAGGGTAGCAGGGTTTTGTCCGTTACCACTAGTAACTGGTTGTGAGGTAAAATCATGGCTCAAAGCACAGGACAAACCTGATTATGTGGAAGATTGGATATTCAGGCTATCTGCACAGCAAAAGACGATTCGTGCTAATTGCGGCTATCCTGAGCCTGATTCTTGTAAGTAGCTGTAGGCCCGCTCCTTGGGATAAGATTTCACAGCAATACGAATGGGGTAAGGATTAACGACTGTATTTTCTAAGCGGAGGTAGGGTAGATAAATCAGCGTTGCACATTAAATTAATTCCTTTTATTATCTATTCTTCAATTCCAAGATGCAAATACCAGTCGTTGTGTGGTATTTCCTTGGTTTTTCGTATAGCGTTATTATACAAATATGTGTAAGTTATTGTGGATTTTCCCCTTGATAATTCATATCGTTTTCCATGCTGTGCCGGAGTAATATACTTAAAATCATCAGGGTTCACAGAATCGGGGTGTATGCTGATAATTGTAAATTCTGTTTGCATCCAGTCTTTTTGAAAATTTGCATTTTTGTCATGCTCACATATTTTATAATCTAGTTTTATTTTATCACCTACAAAAGCGTCACCTTCAATAAAATGTAAATCAATAATCATTTCTCCTCACTCTTTGCTGCTGCTACGACCGCCTTCATACTTTCACCCTCTCCTTAATAGCCGCAATCGCTGCTTTGGCTTGAGCAGTCCTGTATTCAAATTGTGTATCAAATAAAACCTGCCTCACTACTTCCACCATCTCAGGCGAATCAAGCATAGATAAAATGCGCTTACGTTCGTTATTTTTACTATGTCGTGCAGTTAATACCACAAGCTCACATGTATCTTTTAGCGAATCAACGTGACCCATAGCAGTCTCTTTCATCCGTTCCAGCTCGGCCTCAAGCTTGGTGATGACGGCCATCATTTCATCTGCTGCAAACTGAAAGCGTGACACGGCATTAAGATTTTCAATTCCTGTAGTCTGCGTCCGTTTCTCATCCAACGCCTTCAATCTCGCAACCCTATCGTTCAAATCATTCTGCATCGGTTGGCTCACTATCTGACCTGTGTATTTATTTGTTCTACATTTTGGGCAGTAAATATCTTGCCCAATACCTCCAAAACCTCCTGCCCCTTCTGGTCTGTATCCGCATACATTACATTTTTCCATTGGTTGGCTCCTTAGTTACAATATGCGGCTTAGGTAGCGCGTAAACATCTTTAGAATAAACCACTCCATCACCTAGTATTGACCCCGCCTTTATGGGGGGAATTTGTCCGCGCTCAATTAATCCATCCACAAAATCAATTAGGCGGCATGTAATAATAGCTTCAATTTCTGGCTGCAAAAATTTAAACAATACAGCTCTGATATAGTTACGCATTGCAATCCCCCTCATCCGTCACGCCAGATAGCTTTAGTGCTTCTCGAGCAATGGTCTGTAATCTGACGCTACAAAAATAATCCTCTGATTTTCCCCCTATTGGACTATACGCAATCCTCCGCAAAGCATCCACGGCGGTTGCTAATTCAGCTTGTAGTTTAGCGGTGTAGGCAAACACCTTGCGTTGCACATCATCAACAACATCCTCTGGTATCTCTAAAAATAAGCCACTAAGCGCCTCTATCATGTTATCTTCCAATTCACTCATTCCAAGCCCCCTTCCTTGCGGATTATGTCGATGACGCATTCGACACCATCGTTGAATGATAGGCGCATATCTGTTGCTGGCTGTAAATGCCTTGGAAGCTCTGGCAACCTTGCTGCCTGACACTTCTTCACCAACTCATCAGCAAATGCGCGGCGGGATTCTTGCCATAGCTCCCAGTCGTTCTGAACACTTGTGAAATAATATCTGTCATCAGCACGAGTCATCTGACTAAGTGATAATCTCCTCTCAAACGCAATGCGCGATTCGTCTTTAGGGGCGGTCATAAAATACCTACCGATCTCATGTATTTTCTGCCTAATGCCTGTCCAGTGTTGAACATAACCGCCAAAAACCTGTAGACAACGCCTAATAAAATTAATGGCGCGAATACGAATCCTAACACAAAAAACATTACTTTTTGCAAGGCCTCCAACACCTTCTCATTTATCGTCATACCTTCCCCCCTATGATTCCGCGTGAACGGAGTGCATCAAGCACAATCTTTGCTTTTTCGCGTGGATGCGTTCCATAATCCCAGCCGTTTGCTTGACATTCTGCGATTACGCTCAAAATCTCATCATCCCCCACAGGCTCTATCGCGTTGAGGTATGCCTCAATATATTCACGAACAGCTTCTTTGGTATTACCAAACGTAGAACCTTGATGTCGCGCAATAGCCGCTTCCAGTGCCTTCTCATTTATCGTCATACCCTATCCTCTATGCTTGTGGTGGTTGATAGTTGCAATCCGCATCATCTATGCTGCTGTCACCGCGCACTTTATGTCTATCGCAAAACAAACGATATGGTGTTTGAAATTCCGGCTCTTTAACATTTCCGCATCTACCGCAGCCCTCTTTTGTCTGCACCAGCTTCACGGTAGCTTTATTCTTGCACCCCTCCTGGTCGCAGAAATCGCCTTCACCTGCATACATTGCAAAGCCGTTATCAATCGCATTTAAGTAGGTGTGCGAAAGCAGATGAACGGCAAAATCTAGCGACGTATGCCCATCATTGCGAAATACCAGATTGCCATTGCGGTAAAATTCTGTGTGGTAACTTACGCGCCATTCGCTACCCGATAGTTCCGATTCTTTGTAGCGCGGCACGCAAACAATGCGTATCTCATCAAATGCTGCTGCGTCTGGTTTTATTGCTCTACGTTCTGTCGGCATATCCATAATACTCACTCCTGTTCAGATGGCTGTTGGTGGGGTGCTTCTCCCGTCGGATCGGAGCCGTAAGACCATGCTCACGGACACAGGAACGTGATCGTCATCACTTTTTAGACGTAACCGCCTACCTCGTATCATCTCCGGTGTTTTCACAAGCACCCCATAAATTTTTACTTCTCCTCGTTAGTTTCAGATGGCGGTGCAGGGGGTGCGGGGAGTGGCATCCAGTGGGTAGGCTTGATACCGTCCAGATTATAATCATCAGGATAATCGTGATAATAAAACCCGCTCAGTTCTTCATCCCTAAAATATCCGGCAACAACCTTTTTACCGTCAAATAATAATACGGTGGTGTCTAGTTGGTATTTTGGGAATGTATCAATCGGCATCCACTGCATAACCGCGCTGGTAGCTGCTTGCCATGCCTCCCAACGGGCTTGCTTAATTACTTCTGCGTGTCCATGCACATCTTCGTGGTATCCACCATACCACTTCTCAAAAGCTGCTCTAATCGAGGGGTTAGTCATGTGGGGTGCCTTTCTTGCAATTCATTAACGGTAACAAACGATTTGTTTAACCGGAGAGCCTGACGAATGAGGCTTCCATAACCATTTATTTCTTGCACACGCTCACGCGGCCTTGCCTCACGAACATATATTTGCAACGTAGTTCCATCTGTGTACTGAATGCATGAAAGCTCTATCGGCTTGCGGATAACTTCACGATGCACCACACGCCGTTGGACTGAATGATAACCGCTCCATGTGCCTTCTAAAACGTATCTCATCTACTCCCCCGCTGCTGGTTGTAGTGCTTTTGGTTTGCTAGGAACGGGCATCCAATGCGTAGCCCATGCGTGGTAACTACCCATACCGTTACCTCTACCGTTTCCTGCTATGCCTAACTCAATCCGCTCAGGATTGGTCATCCCCCTATCAGGGCAATATAGTAAAATATCTACTGCCAATGGCGCACTCTCAATCGGCATCCACTGCATAGCCGCACTGGTAGCTGCTTGGTAGCCCCAACTGAATATGTCGTATTCTGTATACGTTGCTCCGTGCGGCTTTGACATACACACGTCAAAAGCGGCTCTAATCGAGGGGTTGGTCATGTGCTTATCCCCCAACCAGCATACAGCTTGTTACTTCTGATTCATCTTTGTTGAACTCAATCTCAAATGTTGCATCCATAAATCCGCCGTCAATATTGCTATCGAATGAATCTTCCAAAGCCGATATTTGTGCCTCCGTATAATCCAAATCAATCAATCGGTTTACCAATTCATTCTTGATATCGTCTTTCAATGCGTCAAAATCTAGCGATATTGTAACTTTCATTTTGTTTGCTCCTTTATGAATTGTAGCCATTGTGTGCAGCGGTGACGAATAATAGGTTCAATCAACTCCATCATAGAATTAACTATTGCTTCAACACCATCGCGCTCAGCATCAGATAATCCTTGCACCTGTTTATTAAGCTCAGTGTTCATCATCTACTCCCCCGCTGCAATCTGTTGGACAATTTTATAAACGCATCTTGCATCCTCTACGGACTTGATTTCGCCGGTGTGGTATTGATACCCAAGCGCATTCGATAATTTTCCGTAAATATGACCACGCTTGAACCTTTTGGATTTCCACAATGGGTCTAAGATTTTGTGAATATGCTGCCTAGCGTTGCGTATTTCTTTTGTAGGAATGTTGCCAAGTGGACGTGTAGGATTTCCAGTTTTCCAATGACAACCAACATAGTTTCCGCATCTGTCGCACTTCCAAAAAGGTTTCTGGTATAGGTCAGCACGATGCGGATAGATTTCTTTCCCATCCGTCAGCCGCGCTTCAATATCATTTTTGCATCCGCAGCAATAAATTTTCATTTGCTCACCCCTGATGCTGGTTGTAGTGCTTTGGCTTTGCCGTAGCGATGTTCATTCATTACATATTTATGGATGCGGCATACCCAAGAGTGACCGGTTTCCGGCTCTGGCACCCAATTATCTAAGTCGCAATTGCAACGCATGGTTTCTCTAAGTTGTCGCGCCCTTTGCTTTAATACATCGCTCATACACTATCCTTATTTGTGACTGCTTTGGCTTTGGTGAGGATGGTCCGTATATCGTAAAGTAATTCGCTATCGCCATATTGAGATAAGGCTATTTCAGCGTTAGTAAGTTTGTCCACCAGCTCACACACCAGCCCTGTTAGGGGTTCGTGGCGAGTGTTCATAACCACAAGTAAATCATGCAAATCATTGGATGGGAACTTATAACGGTTTTCGATGCTGTTATATTCAAGGCGCACTACGCTTGATAACCAGTTTCGCAATTCCGTTTGGTCTGCAAATCGTGTCGGCGTTATTTTACTCATGACATCCCCACTTGTTCAATTAAATCAATCACGGCCTCAACTTCCGTTGCACCGCGTCCTACATAAGAATCATAATCGTATGTATCCTCAAATATTGCGCTCCAGTCGCTGTTACGGTCAGGGATAGGCGGATATTCAAAACTGGTTTTGATTGGGCGCGAATTATAATCGTATTTACCATTCTTAACCACCTTAACGCGCTTATTCCAACTAGATACCACGTTTAATTCGCTATTGTGCTGAAAGGATATATTGCATCTTTCACAGCCAACCGAATGCACAGGTGGAGAATAATTAAGCTGTTCGTATACAGGAAGCCTTCCGCAAAACGGACATGGCTTTAACAGCATATGCTTTGGTTCGGCTGTCATTACGCTTCCTCCTTAATCAACACATAACGCCCATGCCAGTTACCACTAGGCAACGGCTCTTTATGTGTAACAATGGTTAATCCTGTATCGCGTAAATCCTTAATACGTGCACCTAGACGAAACCCCGTACCAAAATCATGAAACGTCACGCCTTTGTTCTTTTTCTTCTTGAGTAAGCTCAATACTCGCTGTGTCGATGGATGCATATCACTACCCTATTACGTAAATAGTGACAGAAGCCATAGACACTAACACAGCTATGAATAATACATCTTTAGCAAGATCAATGCGTCTAGCCCTGCGTATGTCTTTGATATTCAGTCTTACGTGTGCTTTCATAAAAACCCCTGTTGTGATTAATTACATCATCACAATAAGACTTTAATCTTACTTGTCAACAACAATAATAAGCTTTTATTCCCCTAATAGCTCTTTTGTTTTCTGTAGGAAATAATCTTCAGTTCCATATCTTTCTTCCCATACACGCCTTGATATGAAGTGTATTCCTTGTTCACCTTGATGATGTTCATAGCATAGCGGAAATACTAGATCATGGTTGCGCCTTCCACCACCACCCGTTTTTGCATGGTGTACTGAACAATAAACCGCTCCGCATATTATGCAGCCAAGTTCGCGGATTTTCTCCCATCGTATACGTTGTGCTTTTGTCGGTTGCTTTGCCGTCATGCTACGTTGCCAACGCCTATTAAATGCTCGTTAGGAAGAGGGATAATAACATTTTCCTCTAATGCCCACATTCTGACCTTTTCCAAGTATTCCTCAAACTCTTTTGTGCCTAGGCTAGCGGATGACCTAACCACGGCCTTGCGCTGCCCTTTAGGAGTGATAAACAGCGTTACCAGCCCCCCTACATGCTCTTTAAGAAAAGCGTGTACATCCTCTTCGCTAACCGCATTCCCTGCATCGCGCATTATCTGGGTGCAAATTGGTATGCAGATTCCCCAGTAATAACTATTCTGATTGTTTGAGCGTGCCTTGGGTGTTTCTTTAACCGTGACTGTAACTTTTTTACCGCCAAGCCTATATATTACGTTGGCAATCTCACGGCGCATAGCATCCGGCAACTTTCCGTTGCCTTGTACTATGCCTAACCATGAAAGAGCCTGCGTCATAACATTTCCTCTTGTTTCATAACTGGTGGTGGTGAAACGAACATATCCGGCTGTTTATACGCATCCTCGATACGGCGGCACGCAATATCGAAATAGCGCACTTCCAGTTCAATACCTATAAAGCGCCGCCCCATCTTTGCACATGCAACGCCTGTGGTTCCGCTGCCCATGAAGGGGTCTAGGATGGTTTGGCAGTCGCTAGGCAGTTGCCCGATGCACCATTTCATCAGCTCTATAGGTTTCTGCGTAGGGTGCTCTTTACCATCCTGCAAAGCCTTTGCTCTGGCGAAGTCAAAAATCCTTGCCGCTTTATTCTGGCTGCTCCACGCGAACTCACAGTCGGCAAGACTAAAATCACGCTGCCCTTTATCCCAGACGAGCCATTGCATACTAGGCGGCAGATAGTCCGTGAAATAATTTCCTCCCCAGATGATTTGATGTTTAGACTGCGCCATAATCATATCAAAAATATCTTTAGATGGGCGCACTTTATCCCATTCAGGAGCATCATAAGATTTCCATCCATTTTTGTCTGCCCCCCCCATACCGTCACCTTTTCCTTTTAATAATCCGCCATAATCAATCCCATAAGGCGGGTCAGTCACCACCGCATCCACCTTGCCGAGCGTTGGCATGATGTCGAGGCAATCACCCAAATACAGCGTGCAGTCGCCTATCACCTCTTTGCGCTTATACGGCTTTGCGCGGCCTATTGATAATGGCGGTATCATCTAGCACCCTATAAAAACATAAGTACAATTCCCCTGCTGGTCACAAACACAGGTTGGTTGCACATTACACCCCAAGGGCTTTAGTGGTGGCAGTCCACAGCTCAAATATGGGTTAGCACTAGCTGAGCCCGCTACTAGCATTAAGGTTATTGCAATGATGTATTTCATACTGTATCCTACTGTTAAGTTATTGTTTTTCATGCTCATAGACATAATTAATCACTTTATCAGACCACCCGTCAATATGGAACCATGCGCCATATCCAACGCCGTTTTTATTAGATGCCACATTAATCATATAACCTCCCTTAACATCCGGCACAGGGTCGGAGCTTTGCTCGTCAGTTATGACAATAATACGGTCAGGAGTTAGGGCGCTAACCACATGTCGCACCGCTTCACCTAATTGAGTGCCTGAATGTGGCTGAGAATTAATTATTGCATCTTTCAAAGCAAATCCATGACGTGCAGGAATAATAGCCAATTTGTCAGAAAAGCTATAAATATTGCAATCCTCAAAAGTTTCACGCGCAATCATAGCTAATGCACATGCAACATCTTTGCGTTGAAGTTCAGACCTACCAGATAATGCACCTCGCATTGAACCAGATACATCAACTAATATTGCTGTTTTACCTGACATTTTTGGTTTACCCGCAAAGCACTCAAGAAATTTTACCTCAATATCTGATTCATACTCAGGATTATGCGTTGCCGCTGATATAAAATTCATAGGCAATAGTTTTGCAGATTTGAGCGTTGCGATACCATGTTTAATTAAATCACTATCAACACCCGCTTGTTTCATATTACGAATATTACGAAGCATTGCCAAACCACCAAGTTTTGATTCTTTAAGCAAACGTTCCCAAGATAATTTTTTATCTTTGCTCGCTGAAATTTCTACTTCCCATGTATCAGGCGTTGCAAGCTCATCTTTGACAAGTTTGCGCCATAACTCTGATTGCTCTTGGTTAGCAGGCTTAGGGCGCAGAATTCTAATAGCATCGCGCAACTTAACCGCTTTCTTGCCACCGTTATATTTCTGCAATTGATATTCATCAAAACGTGCGAACGAAGCGCCTAAATGTTTTTTAATCTGTTTAGCAAGCGGTTCCTCGGAATTATCTTTCCAATAAATTGACAAAAACTCTGTTATGTCATCAGGGCGTGTTATCAACGCAGCAAACGCTTCTGCCAATTGTTTGCGACCATCAATAGTACGCGCAAGTTCACGCGCCATAAATAATGGCGTATGACGCAAATGCATTTCGGTTTTTGCTTTGGTTGCTATTTCTGCAACGTCTTTTGCTGGAATCTGTGCAATCAATCCAGCAATGCGCTTGGCAATCGTAACGCCATCTTCATAAAATTCACCTTCCCACAACATGCAAGACATGACAGAGCGTTCAAGCTGCTGTTTTGGGGGGATGTGTTTAGCAACAGCGCCTTCGTATGTGTAGATAGTTTGTTTTTTATTTAACGAAGCCATAATAATACCTTTCTAAGTTAATATTAAGGCAGGGGAAAAACGATAAGAGTTTCTATTAGCATAAGTAACTCTAATCTACACCACTGCCAGTATTCAGAAAGGGAGGGAAGAAACGAATCCAGCTTTTACATCCCAAAGAAGTAAGCCAGCTCTACACCACTCCCATTCTATTTATTAAATTTATTCCTAAATGTAAAGTTAAAATGGAATCTCATCGTCTAAGTCTTGTGGCGTGCTTTGTTGCGCATCTTCTTGATCGTTATGCTTTCTACTATCCAGCAAAACCAGCTTGCCGTTATAGTTCTGCAATACAATGTCAGTGCTGTACTTTTCCACGCCGTCTTTATCAGTCCATTTGCGCGTTTGTATGGCCCCTTCAATATATAGCTTTGAACCCTTTTTGACGTAGTTACTAATGACGTTAACTAGCGCGTCATTAAACACTGACACACGATGCCATTCTGTGCGGTCTTTACGCTCACCCGTGGCCTTGTCTTTCCACGTTTCAGATGTCGCGATTGACAGGCTGGCAATCTGCTTTCCATCCTGCGTGCTGCGTACCTCGGGGTCTTTGCCTACGTTTCCAATGATTATAGCTTTGTTTACGCTGCTCATACATTTACCCTACGAAACATAGCCGGAACTTCTTGACATTCTGGAAGCTTAGGAGGCAACACAGGTCTATCATTGGTTACGGTATTAACAAACCCATCACCAAACGAAGCGCGGTTGATTTCATTTTGCTCGATACGCATTTTTGCCGCCGCATAACGCCTTGCGCATTCATCAACGGCTAATGCATCATGCTCGTTACTTGTTGCCCGCATCTCTTCAAAATTGACGTTATACAACGCTTTTTTGGTTTCCAGATCATCAAGCGTTTCCGCTTCTTCAAATGCGCTTATGACATTCTTTACAAAAGTATTGCGCAGCGATGCATTTTTAAACACGCTTTTTGCTTCTACTGGTTTTTGCATTGCCTCTGTTGGCATGGTTTCAACTTCCGTTTCATCCAATACACCAAGCCCGCACAGTGACAGCGTAGCCCTGCGCTTGGCTTTCGTTTCGGCCTTCATCATGGCGTTAGCTAAGTTTTCGCCCTTTAAATTGGCAATATTAACCGCTCCCTTTGCCATATCTGTACGGCCCTCACCGTTACGCACTTTCACCGTGACAACATAAACACCTTCACGCTCTGATTCTGTCATTTCTTCAACTGATACGTTGTAAATAGAGCGTAATTGATCTGTACACCCACGCAATGCGTAAAGCGTCATTTTGCCATTAAGCACGATAAACTCTAACGGCTTGGTTAATGGATTCAGACCCACGCTTGCACACACTTGCAAATAATATGCGCTGCGTTCTTCTGGTGTTAGCTTAGATATATCCCCCTTAAGCAATACTGATTCCATTATTGCGCCCTTGTCACGCGATTGTACTACCTGATTCATAAAACCCCCTAATCCTGATTATGTGTTATGTGAAAATTCCTATCGCGCTCAATTTCTAGCTTTTTAAACCAAGCGCGGGTTGCTGGGCTGTAGCGTTGATGTGCTGCTAACCATGATCTAACCTCAAGCTGCTTTTCTTGCAGGGCAATGAAACCCTCTGTGCTGATCTGTATCTGCATATTAATAACCCTTTCTTTCATCGACATAAGCATCTGCTGCATTGCCTGCCAGTTCGTCACCATAACCATCAACAATCCGGTTATAGAAATACTCAAATCGCTTCAGTAATACCGTGTGCATTTCTGATTTCGTATTGCTTGCGGCATAGGCTGAATCGCGTTTCATGTTATTGCACCATGCAGTGACCGTACGTTTTACGTCATCCACACAACCGTACATAGCTATATCCTCATCCGTCCAGCCATCATCCTCGGTGCAAAGATTGAGAGCATCCATATAGCCCTCAAAATCCTCTGATACTGCATCCATAGCGCGGCTGTAAATGTCCTGTACTTCTTCGTTGCTAAGCTCTCGTTCATTTGGATCAATAGACATTATAGTGCCCTCCCAATATAAAATCCTAAAGCGTAGGAAATTTTTGCTGTAATAAAACGTGCGTGACTTTTTGATGAGTAACCCTGTTTGCGAGAATGAACACCATTTGCAAACCACCAAGCGATTGAATATTTATCCATAAGACCTCCGTTATTGATATACACACAATAAGCCGAAAATATCATAAGTCAACATTAAAATAAGATTATAATATTATTTATTTTACTTGACTATTAAGACTCAAATCATATTTAATAGTGCGTATGATAGACACAAACCATAATAACTTAGCCTTGTATATTAAGGAATCAGCCAAAAAGCTTGGGGTTTTCATGATTGAAATTTACCAAGAGGCTGGTATCAGCAACACAAATCACCGTAAATGGGTGGGGGGTGTTAGCCCTAATGTGCGTACCGTATTAAAAATACAAGACGCAGTGGAGAGAATAAAAAAGAAAAAATCGCCAGAAAAAAATTCCGTGCCGATTCGGAAATCCTAGCAAGCTAGGGTGCTTCTTAGTATGGGGTCGAGCCAGCCCTGTGAATCGGTAAAATGGTGCGTTGTTAAAGACCTCCCTGTAGCCGGAGCCGTTTGACAAAGAGCGGTTCCGGTCAGGGGAGAAAAATACGGGGTGGCATGAGTACAGGGAATAAATATAAAAACCGATTTACTGAATGCGATGGAAAGATGTTCCATAGCAAACGCGAGGCAAAGCGTTACAACGACCTGAAGATTATGGAAAAGGCTGGGTTGATTAGAAACCTACAACTCCAAAAGAAGTATGATTTTGTTCTTTCCGGTCTTTCTGCATCTGATCGAAACTATCACAAACCTCTAAAATACACCACGGCATCCGGCAAAGGTAACAGGAACGTTGGCTATATTGCAGACTTTGTTTACGAGCGTTTACACTCAAACGGCTCACATTATGAAATCGTGGTCGAGGATTGCAAGGGATTCCACACCCCTGTGTACAAGCTTAAAAAAGCCCTAATGAAGTGGTTTTATGACATTGATGTGTATGAATCATGAAAACTGTTGCAGCATCGACTCTTAACGTACACAGCCCCAAAAGCGACCCATGCAGAGCCTTGTGGTGCGCGGTGATACAGCAAGCGTTTATGGATGCAGCTTGGCACCCCGTGGAGGGGC